TTCTTATAATCCTTACGTAGCTGGATTTAGTGTTGCTCCCAATAATCACTTAGTACAAGTAAAATTTTCAGAGAGTGAGTGGAATGCTACAGTTAGTCAATCAGACAGTATCTGGGTAGCAATAAACATACCATTCAACTCTTCTTTAGCTGAAGCTAATGGTAAAAATTTCAACAACAGAGATTACATCTACAATGAAAAATTCTCAGGTTATAAAATAGCAAATAATTTATGGCACAAATTACATGCTAGATATGAGGAAAAGTCTATCAACTCTGTAGACGGAAATAGTCAAAACTTCAGAGTAAGAGCGATATCTCATGGAGAACTATCAAGTTTTGCTACAAATATTAGCACTACATCTCTAGTTGATATAACTGCTCCGTCATACAACAATGATGTACCTTATGTGACTGTTGCTGAAGAGTCAAACTTAAGATCCTTACAAATCAGTATATCCACAGAAGATAACAAAAGTGGATTGCTTGCATTCAGAGTTGGTAAAGAAATTGACAACTCATATATTCAGTACACTCCATGGTTACCTTGGGATAAATATGTGGTTAGTTCTGTAAATCAATATTTTATTTATTTACATGGGCATTTGAATTATTACAATTCTGGTCCTGCATTTGATGCTTTTGCAAAACAAAATATTGGTTTTTCAGGTTCTAGAAAAATCTGGGTTCAAGTTATGGATTATATGGGAAATATTTCAGAATCAAATCCATTAACTTTTGTAGCCAGTTCTCAAGCTTTAGTAGATACACAACCTCCTCTAGGTGGAATTGATTTCTACGATCCAAGAACAAATCAAATAGTTGATTTTACTAACTTAAAAAATGCATGGATGAAGACTAGTGCATATGATTTAGTCACTGGAATAAAAGATTTCAAAATTCGCAAATTACTTGATAGTGGAGCTGGCTCATGGTCAGAATGGACACCTTTTGGTCCTTACGTCAAAGTTGATTTTAGCGGAGAAGATGATGGAGTAAAAAAAGTCGAGATTAAATATAGAGACTTTGGAAATAATATTACTCAACCAGAAGTTAAATGGAATCCAATCAAGAGGCCAAAAGTGTAATGATACCTACAATATTTACAGCTAGTTGTTTGTGGAAAGGTCCTAATGACAGTGAAAAAATCATTTACTTTTCTGGAACTTCAAAGCAAGAAATAACAAACGTATCTCTTGTTGACAGTCTTGATAATGAATATCCAGAAGGCACAGCATATAAATTAGTTGGCACAAATGCTGATGATTTAGGAAGAGTATATGATGTTACTTCTGCTGACAAAATTACGTTAAATGTTTCCACAAACATAACATATGGTGTTGATGATTATAAAAACTTAATTATTTTTGACACTGCTATAAATGTATCTAATGTATTAGCTAATATTGAAAGATACTATGCTAGTTTGCATTCATCAAATCTTGTTTCATTCAATAAAGTTATTGACCTTAAATTTCACAAAGAAAGAGCAATCACAAGCTTAGTTGCCACCACTGATGGAATTTATATGTCAGGAATATCAGGAAAAATATGGTTTTACAATGGTGACTATGTAAAAGGACCAATATTTATTCTTCAAGATAATTCATCAGATATATCTGCATCAGCAATGATTTCTCATAAATTTGAGCATGAGGCAGAAGCTTATTTATATGTTGGAAGTGATCAACTACCAAGATTATTCAGAGCAAAACTTTCTTCTGCTTACAATGGGTCAGAATGGGAGCAAGTATATCCTCAAGGAGAACTTGCAGCTGCTTTTGGAGGTATTCTTTCATTAGGTTCAGCTTACAATAAACTTTTCATCGGATGCAGAAATAAAAAAGTTCATAAATACTCTAGAAACAAATCTATAGTTTTATCTCAACCAACTAATTTGGTAACAGAAGAAGTTATTGAAAATGAAGTAGAGACAGAAACTTTATCTACATCAACCTTATACTCTAACAATATTGGTGATTTTGAATCATCTGACTTTGGCGTAAAATCTTTGTCAGTTGGCAAAAATCAAATATTTGCTGGTATAGATAAAAAACCTGAGATATGGGTGTATTCAGAAATCCCAGTTTCTAATCCTGAGACTGAAGAAAGTTGGTCAAGCTTAATATTTGATGAACAATTTTTAGCAGACCCAGCTCCAGCTCAATATTACTCATATGACAGCAATACATTATCTAGAAACGATACTAATATAGGAGTTGCTCATTTTGTTGACAATAATGCTCCTGGAAGATCTATAGATTTCTTAGCCATCAAAGGGAATACTGTTGATGGAACTGGCACAACAGCTTATGGATCTAGATTTTTTGAGTTTGCAGAAGGTTCAGATTGGGAACAATTAATTTCTGCCAATTTACCTGATCAAGCATTTATTGATATTCAATGTGCATCCTATACATCCATAAGTTCATGGAATAATTTCATAGCATTAGATGGATATACATTGAAAACCAATGATCTTTTTATCTTGAAAGATCAAGGAGTTTCAGGAGTAAATGGTATCTATAATGGATTATATAAATACAACGATGGTACTTCTGATCCATCTATTGTTTCAATCTCAAACTACATAATTAGCGGTAATAGTATTCTTGGTTTTTATATTCAAAACGGATATATAAATATAGCATCAAGATACTTGCTAAATTATGACAACGTATTGTCAACAGGACAATATAGCTTCTATAAACCATCTTACACAATAGAAGCAGACATCATCAACTTGAGTAAAAGTTCAGCTATGTCGAGTACTGATTTAAGAGATGTTCCTGCACTTTACACTCCTGAACAAATACTTCAATATTCCTATAATGGCTACCAAGGAATTGAGGTTTCAGATTTGTATGGAAATTTTCAGCTAGAATTTAACACAGAAAATGTTAGATTATCAAGTGGAACAAATGTTGTAAATAAATCTCTTATTACTACAGGTTTAGTTAAAGATTGGCAATTTTACTCTGTTTCATCTGAAGTAGTTTCATCAAGTACCGAAGATTGGACATCTAGAAATTTTGTTTCTAGTCTAACAGCAGAAACAGAAAGTAATTTTGATATATTTAACAACACAGTAAGTAAGTATGTCTTAAAAGTCACTCCTACTCTTACTGGCAATCCATCTATACAAATCACTGGTTTGTCTTTAGATGTAGACATAGACACTGTTATTAAAATCAAAGCAAAAATAGCTCCAAAAGCTCAAAATTTATCTAATGCAAGCATAAGAGCATATTGGGCATTTTCAGATGGTAATTTTAGTAAATATTCAGAAACAGAAGTACACTCAACTCCAAACTATCAAGAATATGTAATCAAACCAGTTTGGAATGGAACTATCGACAGAATATGTTTAGAGTTCGCAAATTTACCTGAGAATTTTCAAAGACCAGATTTTATTTGTATCGAGTATATTCAAGTTCTTTCTTCTGAAAATATTTTTGATTTAAATAATAAATTATCCAAAGTAAGAGTTACTGTTGAAGGCAAAGATGTTAAAGTTTATTTAGGGTCTCAATATAGTCCATTTATTGAGATGAAAAATTTTATAACTCTTGACACTTACAATCCAAAATACATCCAACCAACTTTAGATACAGAAGATTACGATAAACCATACATTAGATTTGGAAAACTGTCTAATAATGCTAGTGATTCAATGTTTGGCTATCAAAAATTATCTTTTATTTTTGGACAAGCATTATCACCAGTAAATGTCAAAACTATTGACTTTCATCAATCTGTAAAATTACCATCAACAGGTGGAGTTAGGTTATTCACTTACCATGATGGAACATTATATTGTGCAACTGATGGTTTTATAAGTAGTAAATTATCTGAAAACCCAGATGATCGTCAAGGAAAAATCTTCTATTACGATTCAAATTCTGAGACATGGTTTTTAGAAGATGTCCCATTTGATAGAAAGAAAATTTTTGACAATGCTGGAAACTATGACATCTTGGGAATAGTAAGACCACTCACCTCATTAAGTTACAAAGGCAGACTGTTCCTTAGTGGACATTATGGAAGTATCAAAACAGTTTAATCATGGAAAATAATCAAGATCCTAGAAATACATTTATTGCTTTTGGTGGTGCAAGCCCAGGGATATCAACAAGCTTAAGTAATCTTTCATATACTTCATATGACGGCAGAAGAATATACTTAAATTTTGATGACATTGATAGCTCAGGATTAGAACCATCTTCAGGATTAGAATTAAGATTTTCTGTTCATAAATTTTTTGGTGCAATAGCAACAACTATCACTCCATCGTCAACATTTATTGACCCAACACAACCAAAAACATTACAATTAATTCTTTCAGACGCTAATAGAATTGTTGATAGTTCTTACAATGGATCAGGAACTGCTCTTACAGCACAAACAGTTAAGGTTTCTTACAATGCTTCAGGTTTTGGAACCACAGTACCAAAGCTTTCTGATAACGACACAACTAAATCTTTTGTTTCTAGCTTTACTGGTGTTGGAATTTCTAACCTTACAAAAGAAGCTAATCCTCCAGTCTTTAACTATGCTGCAACAAGTGCTGATGGAAGTAAAGTGTATGTCTACTACACAGAAGCTACTCCTCCAATACTTCCAGTTACAGGCATTTCTGGATTTGCAATTTCTCAAAACAATCAAAGTGTAAACATATTATCTGGTTATGTTTTAGATCCTTCAAGTGCAACTAATGGAAAGGTTGTTGTTTTAGATTTACAAAGTTCGCTTGCTAAAAGTGATGGCACTAATCCAGTAACAATTTCTTACACACAACCAGCTTCAAATCAATTTAAGATAAGAGACAGTACTGGAACAGGATTAACATATGCTGTTTCTTTTGCAGGTTCAGCAGTTACAAATATTGCTTCTGAAACAATTAAGCCTTACGTTGTTAGTGCTAGAACTAATGCAACAGCTGCAACTTTATATCTGAACATAAATGTTGTTATGTCTGAACCCACACTTCCTGGGATTTCAGCTACTGGTTTTAGTGTATATGTTGCCAACTTAGATATTTATAAAACTGTTGATACAGTTATCGATTCAAATACTACTTTTGGAAGTATTGGTGTAACCCAATATACTATTTCAATACTCAAGAGTAGTCTTGATCCTACTAGCGAACTTTATTTAACATATTCTAAACCAACTGTAGATTATATAACTGATCAAAGTTCAAACTTAAATGAGCTTGATAGTTTTTCAAATTTCAAAATAACAAACTTATATAGAGGCTTTTTACCTCTAGCTAGCAACAATCAATATAACGCAACTCCATCACCAACCTTGAGTTATGTTGATACAACAGGCTCAAATATTTACTTAAATTTTGGTACAAACAATTCATACCCAGCAATACCTGGTGTAGGAATAACAGGTTTCAGAGTTTTCATTGATGGTCAATCTACCCCAATAAAACAAGCTTCTACTGGAACAACAGGTTCTGATCACAATGTAAAGATTACATTACATAATAGAATTTATTCATCAAGCACAGTTAAAGTATCTTTGTTCAATACTGACTTACAACTTTATGGTGCATCTGGATATGGAACTGTCAATAATTTTGAACCAGTAACTATAACAAATACAGCAAGCTACGATGCATATGGTTTTTTTGATACATATGATTGGAATGCTGCTTTAGGAACATCTGAAGGTTATGGATTTGAAATAACTGACAATAATACAGATGTTCTTGTTAAATCTGAGTTCTATCCTAATGCAAGTGTTATATATGACACAACACCTCCTAAAGGTATAGCTATCTATAATAAAAAATCAGATGATGTTGATCCTGGTATCAAAGTACATTATTTCTCTGGTTTGGGGTATTCCAGCCTATCTGTTACTGAAGAAAATACAGTTATTGATTACTCACTTGCAACACTTAAGACAGCATTCAAGATCTATTCTACTTATAATCAGAACATTACAACAATAAATCTCAAGTTGAAAAGAATAGGATCATTCTTAAATCTTGGAGATAAGATTAGTGTCAACTTGTATTCAACTGACGGTACAGGGGATAACCCTCTTACACTTTTAGGTTCATTTGGTTCTGTGCAAGTTAATGACCTTACTAGCTCATATAGTGTATTCAGCTTCACAAATACAGGTTTGTCACTTACTGCTGAAACATATTATTGGGTAGAAGTTTTACTTGATAATTTACCAATAGCTGTTACAGGTAATGTTTATATTTATTTAGCCACTCATACACTTTCTGGAAATGAGTTAGCATATTATGATGATACAGATCTAACATGGGTGAGGCTTGCAAATACTACAGCATATAGTAAATCAACTAGCTTTTTGACAACATCTGCTGAATTACAGTCTACTGATTTACTTTTAGATATTTATGAAACTCCAATCAAACAAGTTACTGTTTATGGAGGAAGTACAGACCTCTCAAAATTTGAAGTTTTAGGCAACAAACAATTCAACTACTTGATGAAAAAGTTTGATAAGGTATACGAAGATCCTACTAATCCAGATAATGATATATATCCAACAATTACAAATCTTATCATTGGAGCAACAGCAAGAAATACTAAAACTTACATTGTTCAAATAAAAGAAACTAGAACTTCAGATTGGGTCGATGTATTCGAAAATATTGCTGATACCGAAACTTTAGATTTCTTGAATTTTGCATTTGATACTCCTACTTCTTTATATGCTGCAAGAGTAGCTTACAAGGGTGACTATTTTACTATAGACCAAAGAGCTGATTTAACAATAGCTGCTTATGATGCAATGACCGATGTAGTTTCAGCTCAAGTTTCAAGATACGAAGATTTTAGAGATGCAAAAGATTTCTCTAATTCTGACAGTAGAGGTTTCATAGATTTTTCTACTGGAGAAACTACATACGCAGATTTCGATCTTACAAATGCAAAATATTTGTGGGCTAAACAAACTGGAAATTCAATTTCAGAAATAAATGCTATCGAAACATTTGGAGATAAAATATTAATAGCTGCTGATAACAAAATGTATGTTTACAAAAATGGCAGCGTATATCCAATACTTAATGAAGCACTTGTAGATGAAAAATATCAAATTACTGATATTCATGTATTCAATGGAAAAGCTTATGCATCTAGTAACTCTGGATTATTATTCGCTTCTTTCAATGGAGAATTTTGGTCAGTAGTAAATGCCAAACAACCCCTTAGTGCATCTAATTATAAAACAATCAAACCGATAACTTGTTTGTATTCTATTGGTAACGATTTATATATTGGAACTGAAAAAGGAAGTAGTTCTTCTTGTAGTGTCTACAAATATGATGGACAGTCTTTATTAAATATTAAAGATTTCTCATCATTTGAAAAAGTTACAAGTATAACTGCAAAAGACTTTACTTTATATGTTGGTCTTGGCGGTGGATATGGATATGGTGCTTCAGCAATCTATAAATATTATAATTCTGAATGGACACAAACTGTCTCCACTAATTTTGATAGTGTTGATGCATTGTCAAAAAGTTTTACCAGAAGTTCAGTTTTAGCAGGTTTCAGAGGTGGGCAAGTTTGGGAATTATCATTTGATGGTAATGTTGCAAAATCTTGGTCTAAAATTTATGATACTTATGCTGATAGAATATCTGGCATATACGATGATCCAAATTCTAATTATGTTTTCATAGTTGCTGATAATGGAGTTTTTGGATACTTCAAATCCATAAATGCTTTCAAAAAAATTATTTCTCATCCTTATGAAACAAATCAACTTATAACTACTTGGAGATCGTACACAGCATCCACAGGTATAACATGGACTGATTTAGCAGATATTGAAAGTTATAATTACATTTCTGGATCTGCTCAAACAACAGCTATAAACTATGGAGCTGGGTCTGCGCTAACATTCCCTTCTGGATTTACATACCCATCTATTATGTTGGAAGGAGCTATCAAAGCAGAGCAAGATGGCACTTGTACATTCAGAGTTGATTCAAGTGTGGGATATAATCTATTCCTCAACGACACTTTGCAAATAAGCAATTTTAAATCAACATCTGCTTTAGAAACAAACTATTCTACTAACACATTTAGTTTGGCAGAAGGTGAGTTTGTAAAATTCAAACTTCATACATATAACAATGTTGGAACAGGAAGCACCTTAGCTGTTTATTGGAAGAAAGACAATAATCAACCATACGAATTGATACCAAGCACTCAATTCTATGGACCAAGCAAAATAAAAGCTGTTTCTTCTATTGGTAATACTTTTTACGGAGCAAGCCAAGATGGTTCTATTTTCCAGTTTAGCTCAACTCCATATGAAGACAATACTAGAAATGTATATGTAAGATTTAAGGATGCAGCTGGCAATATTCAAGGTGTTGTCTTACCTGCTAATGAAACATCTTATCCAATCATTAAGGATAAGTTGTTGCAGACATCTAACGTGTCAAATAATCCGACTTCTTATATCCAAAATGAAGTTACTAATATTATTTCTAACACAAACACTACGATAAATACTGTGACTGGTGATAAGCAAAATAGTAATACTAACAGCCAAACTCAATCACAAGTAAATGCAAATACATCAGCAACTGGAACTACAAGTACAGCACCAACCAATTTGACACTTGCTACTACCAACAACAATGGTGTTATTTATCAAATTCAGAAAAACTCTGACAACTCACTTTCAAGAAGAGGCATATATGTCCCACCTTCAAGATTGTATCCAGTTTATGCACCTGACAGAAAAATAAGAGAGATTGGTATTTATGAACCACAACCAATATATGTTCCAACTCTTATTTCATGGACACAATTAACTGCTCTTATATTGAATAAATACCCAGTAGTTCCTGATACAAATCTTGACAATGGAACTCAAGTAAAAATTTATATCAAAGCTGGCAATTCAAGATCTGAATGTTTAGCAGCAACATACGGTGAAGCTGAAACATTGTCTACTATCAATGACATATATGCTTCTACAAGTGCTCAAACATTAAATATTGATCTTTCATCATATTCCGGTAAATGGCTGCAATATAGAATTGAACTTATAACAGCATCTAAAAATATTACTCCTGAGTTGTTATCAGTTGCAATATCTTATTTTTCTTCAACAGGAAGCTATTTCTTCACCAGAATGTTTGATACTGAGAACTATGATACTGATGCACCACTGATCAAAAGAGGATTGTTAACTTCAAATGAGTTAATAAACAATGGAAGTATTGTTTATGGTTACACTACTTCAAATGATAGTAATGAAACATACAATTTTGACAATTTTACTATCATTACTCCTAATAAAACTTTTGAACTAAGCCAAGCATCAAGTAAAATCAGGTTTGGAATTCTACTTACTTCAGTTGGAAGCAATCCATCAATGGTATATGATTTTGCCGTACAACTTGATATAGGAGATGCTAATATCAAATTTATGCCATCATTGTAGGATCTAGATGTCTAACAGAACAAGTATTTATAAGTTTTTGTACTCACAATTTGGAGATATATGGTATCCAGGTTATGACTACGAAAATATGGTCTCCGTAGAAAGACAATTATCAGGTGTTAATTCTATTGTAGGTCCTGGAGTTATCAACGGTTGGACTATAGAAAAATTGTCTGACAGTAGAGCTAATCAATTACTCCTAATAAATGGATACTCTTCAAGTTCTACTAGTGAATATGGCTTAAAATTATCAGCATTAAATCTTGATTTTACAGTAGTAGTAACTGCAACCACCACTTCAAACATTACACTTTCAGGCACACAACTTATAGATAATGTGCCCGTAGCTGTTGGAGACTTAGTACTAGTCAAAAATCAATCTACATCTGCAAACAATGGCATATATACTGTTGCTTCTAGTGGATGGACTAGACATTCTTCATTAGACAATTCTTCTGATTACAATGATAATTTTGTAGTTCACGTTGAAGAAGGATACGTAAACGGAAATACTCTTTGGATAGGTGTAACTTCATCCAGTTCTTTTTCTTTAGGATCTACTAACCTTAATTTTGATGATCCTTTTAAACAATGCGTAGTTGTAAATTCCGGCAATGGAATTGTATCAAAGTACAGAGCAAAAACAGAAAAATCATTCTTCTTTAGATACACAGCTGAAAATACTTATTATGTTTGGGCAGAACCTGGATTATCAACTTTGACATCAGGTTTTTGTAATATAACTTCACCATCAAATCCAGATAAAAATTACAACGCTTACTCTAATGCTGTATATCTAGGCACAGTAAAAGTAGCTGCAGATACAACATTCACAAACATTCAAGTTGTAAATTCTATAGTATTAGAAGAAAGAAGAAATCAAATTAATGAGACTACTGGTGAATTTCAAAGACAACTCCAACTCTCATACCTAAAACATAAACATCTTGGAGACAAAAATCCATCTCAAATCAACTTGCAGAATGATGTTTATCTTTTAGCACAGAGTTCAGACAATTTTGGTTCATACAATAACTCATCTATATTTTTACTTAAAAATCAAGATGGTACAAGCTTCATTGAAACCCTATCCAACTACGGAGACCCAATCGTAAAAGTTGATGGTAATACTCTTGATGTAACTGAATATTCGATTACAAGTGTCAGTCCATATACTTTATATTTAAAAAATACAATAAAGTCTACTTCTAAGCTTGATGTCATTCTTCCAATTGCAGATAGAAAAAATCTTATTGGTATAGACAGTTCTTATCAAAAACTAACATCTACTCTTAGTTTAGAAACTTATTACACACTCTCAGATGGCACTATTGCACAAAAGACTAATCCAGATGGCAGTATTTATGATTATTATGTTCCTTTTTCATGGGGAGCATATGAGTATACTGTCAATGGTGTTTACATAAATGATGAACTTATTGACAGTGTTCATTATTCCTTGAGCAACACTTCTGGAACAATTTACTTAAATAAATCTTTGCCAAATTATTCTAACTTTACATTTGAGGATTTAGTTGTAAAGATTGACAGAAATCAAACAGAGATTACTGGAAATTTAAAAAATACTAACATCGGTAGTTTGTCTGCGTCAAGAGTTAAGTCAGGCAAAGTTTCATCAAATATTTTAGATATTACTCATAGCAATTCTTATCGCTTCAAAGAACCATGTAGCTTTGTCCCAACAAAAAATTTAGTAGCTGGCATAGGAAGAACTATTCTATATCCATATAATACTTCTTCTACTATTCAATACAATGACAGCATTACTAGTTTCTACAAATCCAAAAATATTGATGCTGAACTTATTTATGTGGGAAGCAAAAGAGGCATAAGTCTCTTGAACTTGAATTCGAATTTGTCTACCAAAGAGTATGTAGATTTTGCAGATTACGGAACTGTCACCAATATTCAAGATAATATTTTAACTGCAGAAGATGAAAATTATTTTAGAGAAACTTATATTACAAATAGCTTTGGTAAAGTAAATATTTTCAAAGATGAATTAATCTCAGAATTAAAATCACCTAAAAATTCAAGTTATCAAAATATTTCTGTTAATAAATTTTTTGTTTCTTCTAACAAAATACAATCTGGTAGCGGAAATACAATTACATTCGCTTGGCAAAAAGATTATTATGCTGCAACTGACAATGGTGTTTATTTCTCTCAAGTTTTAGAAAATACTGCTGTTCAAGATTGGGATTGGAGAAAACTAAATAACATATTCACTGCATCAGGAACAGCAGCAACTTATTTTGATAATGTAAAATCTGTTCAAGAAGTTACTACCAAAACAATCAATGTCATAAGTAGTGATTACAATGAAATCGTATATAAGAAAAATATTTACGCTGCATCTACTGGAACAACTTCAAAAGGTTTATATGTCGGAAATATAAGTCAACTTACTCAAGTTACTACAGATGAAGTAAAGGGTGTATATGTCATCAATTCTGGAGGATATAAAAATAATATACTCTGGTGGAATGATTATGATTTATATCTAACTCACGCAGCAAGATTAGTTGCAAGCGCTTCAGGGGAATATTGGACAGTTGCATTCGAAGATACTGATGCTTCTTACACTGCTTGTAATGCTACAACAACAACTAATATTGCTCTTTCTGGAATAGTTGTAGTTGATGGTTATACTCCTTCTGTAGGCAATAGAATTCTTGTTAAAGATCAAACAGATAAAACTCAAAATGGTATTTATGTAGTTGCTGCTGGAAGCTGGACAAGAACAACTGATTTTGATGCTTCTTCAGAATACACAAACTACAAAAAAGTAAGCGTTAGCTCAGGAACTTTGTACGGTTCTAGCATATGGTTTTTAAAAAAGCTAGACGCATTTACTTTAGGCACAGATGATATAGAGTGGGATGTATATAAGCTTAAAGTTTATTCTACTGACACACCATCAGGAGCTTCATCACGTTCTGTTATATCCTGTGTAATTCAAAGAGATAATTCTAAGTTCTATAATGAATATCTTGTTGGTCATTCCAATGGTGTTGCAAGAGTTTTAGATATCAATAGTTATATTGCATCAATATCTTACGAAGAACTTTATTGGGAACAATCATTATTAGGTGGCATCAATTCACTTTATTTTTACGATGACAATTCCAATTACGGTAAACTTTATGCTGGTACAAACAATGGTCTTTTTGTAAGCACTGAATTACTTTGGCAACCTAATGCACAATTAGCATCTGGAAATTACAGATGGATTAGAACTAATAAAATCTTTACTGAAGACGATATAGATTTTACTATTTTCAATAAAGACTACCAAAGTGTTTCAAATTACTCTTTGATTTATCCATATCAAATGGTATCTATAGGAACTTCTTACATTCCAGGTCAGCAGTTCTATTACGAGAAAAACTTCGATAAATTCCTTACAGACCCATGGTATCCAGTACAAAATGACATATCTGGAAGCAATACTAGAGTTATGATGTATATAGGAGAAAATCCTAGTGACATACCATTTGTAACTGATGCTAAAAATGGTGAAATATATTTTACTAAGTCTGTCTCCAAAGATCAAATAAATAATGTTTCTATAACTGTTTCTAGAGATTTCAAAACAATCTACGATGGTGGTACAAAACCACACACTTCAGAATTTGTTCCTCTTGCAAAAAGCCAAGATCCAATTGCTCTCTTGTCATTCGTATCATCTCCAATCGACACTATTATTTACCTAAATCAAACTGTAGATAGTTCTCTCAAACTCTTAATGCTTAAAACAAATAATAATAGTGAAATTGTATATGTGAAAAGCATTGATAATACAACTTATCCAATTCAGGTACATCTAGTAAATTCCCGAACTTTAAGTAATATTTCTTACAATGCTGGGACTACTGTATATTCAATCAAAGACGATATTGTTTCTGGATTAGAAGATGATTTGCAAACTATATTGTCTCAAGAAAAATACAACTTGTCTTCTGCTAACAATTCAAATGTAAATACGTTGGCTAGAGATCTCAAGAAACAAATACCTACAATATATGATTTTTCTGCTCCAGTAGTAACTCAAACAGACACTAGAGGATTGAAAAATTATAATCTATTCACAGACTTCTTGACAAGCAATTCTGTTGATTTACTTAATTCAACATATAAAAATAGAACACAATTAATTCCAAGTGCTGATGACGTAGATTCAAATCCTACTGTAATAAGAAATATTTTTAATCCAAACAAAGAAGGTACAGATACAAGATTAGCAACTAATCAAGGCATTTGGAAGTATGTTGATAATTATTGGGTGTTAGAGACAACACTTAATGATGCTTATGATATTAGTTACATAGCATACGATTTTAACTACAATTTG